TCATTGTTGATTCGGTTCTCCATGATATGGGCAAGGAATCCAAGGAAATACATGCGAAAAGCAATAGTAAAATCCATGGGTCCATTACCAAAAACACGGGTCTCCTGTGCAGCAACTTTGGCCAATGGTCGACGTTCATCTTTGAGAGTGTCGGTCCATACGCAAGGAATTCTGACTCCTTCGCGCGCCGCATCAATTCGCGACTGTACGGACTGTCTAACAACATCATCAAAGACATAATCTCCATCTCCGAGCCACGCCGTCTTACCTTTAGTACCTCCTGGTCTATACAAGACCCAGGGAAAACCGGGTGAAGACGAGCGATTGATGCTCGAGAGATATTCTGATTCCTCACTTAGACCTTGAACTGCTTCTTCAAAGGACAAAACCTTCTGAAGATGACTCTTAGTTCCGTTGAACAAAAGCGGCTTGTAGCTAGCAATAGCTTTTTCCACAGCAGCTTCAGGAATGTAAGGAGTTTCCATAGCGCACTTGATCAGATTTTTGTGGAGCAGATTTTCTGTTGCGCTGTACAGAACTGCTGGTCGAGTGAAAGGTGTGGTCACTTCACCATGGATAACTGAAGGTTTAATATCTGTGTTTCCAGGCACAAATACAGAGGTATCACATTCTCCCACATAAGCGAAGGTAGGGGCTGGTAGCCCCAGAACTTCAACGAAGTGGGAAGTAGATAATTCCTCTTTCAGCGGCAACTCAATTCTATTGAACTGAAGATTTGCCATAGCATCCATATCGGTTTTGATTACACTAGAGAAGTTTTTGAGACCTCTCTCCAAATCGGCTCGTGTTACTGATTGAGCAAAAGCCCGGTTACCATCGCACAATGCTAGAGTATGAATTCCAGCAATCTTACGAAGGCAAGTGGGTTCCTGCAAAATGAGCGGAGCTCCACAGTCTCCATTGTTGGTTGGAAGGTCATATTCGTAACCTTCTCTCAGTTGGTACGTCTCACCATCAATAGTGAAGTCCTGATCGACTGACTTCGCTGTTTTATTGCCAAGGAGTGTTGCCATGATCGCCTTACCGTTAGACCGAAGAGTGAAAAGATTCACAAGACCTCGTGTCCAATTAATATCGTGATTCAATTGAAAATGTTTCACAATATCCGAGTAGGCTCCCACATAACGTGGAAATTGGATCAAACAGGCATCCTTAGCATGTCCAGTATTGGAAGTTAGCTGACTGTATTTACAAACGCTGAAAGGCATCTCAAAACGAGCGCCATTGATGTTCTCTATACAGATGGTGTCAGTTCTCTTCAAAGCCGGGATTAGATGGTGGGGGGCCAACATGATACTATCACGGATAAAAAGTCCGTTTAAGAGGGGGTGCCACAACCCTGCGGCGTTCTTTCGCGAGATCTTAAAAGTATTCGACACGATTCGGTGAGTGATTAGTTCTTGAGCTGTTTTGTCTTTCCACATCTGCAGCTCTGCATCAACAATATCACCTTCACGGCACACAGCCTTCGGTCGAACAGTTCTCGAATCTCCGCTAACGAAAGCTTCTCTTCGAACCACAGGAGGTCGTACAGTCTGGTTGTCACCGCTGCTCGTTGCCTCCTGATTGACATCCAAGAGATTCTCTCGTACCACTACGGGTCGACGGGTTGTTTTGAAGTCACCACTGGATGCGGCTTCAATTTCAGCAGGTTCAGATATGCCAACAATAAACGCTTTCTTATCACGTTTAAGTTTGCGGGCAGGTCCATTTTGAGGTGGTCCTTCGCCAACCTCTCTCTGAGCTTTCTGCGGCCCAGTTGAAAACAACGTCCACAAACCAAATCCGACAAGAGCGGCACCAAGTAAGACTAACACACCTCTAAGAGAGGTGATTGACTCAATCACTTGGTGGAAGTAACCCTTAGCTGCCTTCACGGTAGCTTTCAGGCTCTCCCGAATCTTTTCGGACCTAGTTCGCGGAATCTTG